ATGGCAACAGATATCTTAGTGACCACCACGGAACACATTCCCGGTCAAGAATACACCGTTATCGGTGAAGTTTTTGGGTTGACCACGCAATCCAAGAACGTCCTGCGCAATATCGGCGCATCCCTGAAGAACGTCGTTGGGGGCGAAATCAAGGACTACACGAAGATGCTCGACGAGTCCCGCAACATCGCCGTTGACCGGCTGAAGCACAACGCAGCGGCCATGGGGGCCGATGCGGTCGTCATGATGCGGTTCGATTCCGGCTCAATCGGTACGGACATGCAGTCAGTCGCCGCATACGGTACCGCCGTTAAATATCGCTAGCGTTCCGTCAACGGGTGACCACTCATGCCAGTGGCCACCCGTTTTTGCGTCCCGTTAATTCTTAAGATTCCCCTCCTCCCGCTGATTTAGCCACACCATTTCGGTTAGAAGCCTGTTCAAGCCCCTTAAATCGTTATAGAATAACCCATGAACTGCTTCATTGACTTATGGAAACAGCTTAATTTACGCATCACGGGAGGAATACCATGAAATCAGCAAAACTCTGGACGGTTGCCTTAGCAACCCTCTCATGCGGCCTGGTTCTGAGCCTGAATACGTCCGTTACGGCGATGGCCAAGACCACAAGTTCCAAGACCACGACCACGGTCCACAAGGGGCACTACCGGATTGCCAAGTACGCCGGCTTTACCAGTAAGACCTACCGGACCGGCTACCTCATCGACCCGGAACGGAACTACAGCTTTTACACCTTCGACCAATCAACGGGGCGGTCAGGCTCCCACGTGGCCTTCAAGATCAAAAACGGTCTCATTCCCTTAAAGGTCAAGAAGAATGGTAAGAATAGTGCGGGCGTCCACGTCTACGACGTTCTCTATAAGCAACTGCACGCCTCCGAGGAGTACTGGACCCATTACAGTACCGTGCAACCTTACAACGTCACGAAGCTCGATAATCAGACGGTCACCTCGGAAACAACTCCGTTCTCCGGAAAGGCGGTCCTGCCTCACGGCACCAAGGCCAAGCAGATCAAGATCTGGATGACCGACAAGTCTGGCAACCGGAGCGTCTTCTACAAGCACGTTAAGGGCGGTTGGAAGTACAGCGGTGTCATGTAACCGTGCGTCCGTCATCATTGCCAGCTAAGCACCTCCGGGTCCCTACCCGAGGTGCTTTTTGTGTGCCGTCCCCCTGCGCACAAAAAAAGAGCCAAACGCTGATAATCAACGTTTAACCCTTTGCATACGAGATGAACCTTATGATACCGGAGGTGGGGACTGGATAGAGCTTTCTATCCTTGGTATAAAGGCATTCCATTTATGGATGGGCGTTTTTTGGGTGATTTTTTTCTAAAAATATTTCTTTATACCAATTTATACCATCTGATCCGGATTCCAGATAACCCCATTAGGTCATCAACTTTTCTTCTATTATAGTGCACTATTCTGATAGACGAGATTCCATCTCAATCTTTCGGTCAAGCGCCTTTTTGGCCCTCTCCTGCAAATGCGCGATGGCAATTTCCTCTGTTTCATACGTGGTTCATGAATAGCCGCCAATCGAACGACCGTTCTCGAATCAAAGTAAAACACGAACAGTTTAAAATAATAGAAAACATTCTCTGCGTACCTGTATACAAAACAAAAAAGACTATGTATACTGGTTTTAGCGAGTACCAATACACATAGTCTTCGGGTAAGCCAGTTGCTATTAATTTAGCGGCTGGCTTTTAGTATGTTTCGGAGATAATTTCAAGTACAGAATCCAAGAATTCTTGAGGACAATGTTCAACAAGTAAGTATATACAAAAGTATATACTGAGTCAAGAAATTACACAAAAAAGCCACCCACCTCGATTAGGAGATGAGTGGCTCAATTTTCTTCTATTCTGTTTTGCGGATTAATTTGACCATGGCTTTGTTGGCCGTGATGTAGTTGTCCTTGCTGACCTCTACCCGGTAGACGCTACCGTACTTGACCGCTTTACCGTAGACACGGGACCCCTTGGTGTAGAGCGCCCGACGCTTATGCGCGGCCTCAAATTTCAGCGTACCATAGACGTTGACTTGCTTGGCTGTGACCTCAAAGAGACCATCGTCAGACCAGTAGGAAGCCTTCTTGGCTTTCGTCTTGGTCCCCGACAAGGTGCCATCAAAATCGTAGCTGGCGTCGATGCCGTGCCAAGTGCTGGAGAACTGCCAAGCATTGGCGTTGGCCACACCGGGTTGGCTGACGCCATACGCAGCAACCCAGATGTGCTTATCCACCAGTTGGGACCGATTGATTCGACCGGACGTGAACCAGCTCCCCGAACCATACGTGACCACATTCTTGTAACCGTGCGCGATCAGGTACTTAAGAAACACATTGACTTGCGTGGTAGTCGTCCACGGTAAATCGCCCGCTTCCACATCGATAGCGAGAACGGTGGACTTATCGAGACCGAACTTTTTTACCCACGCGAGAAAATAAGCCGCTTCCGCTGCGCCACGGCCATGGAAGAAATGGTAGGCCCCCACGGAACCAAACACTTTATAGGCGTTGGCAATCTGGGCACCCGCGCGGGGATTAAGATAGGACGTCCCCTCGGTCAGCTTGACGATGGCCGATATGGCGCCCTGGGACTTTTTCGTCTTGAAGAAACTCAAAGCGCTAGACTGGTACCCGGACACATCAATGACGATTTTACTCATCTTCGCCACCCCCTTCGTCTTCATCGGCCGGCATCGGGGTGATAGTCGTGTCTACGCTGGTTCCCCCGGATGCCTTATAGAGTTGGTAGGCCCGTTCGACCAGTCCGGCGATGGTATCGAGGTCGAGATGGTGCCCCAACTGGTTTAGCTTGCTCGAAACTTGGGAAATCCCCGCATTTTTGCGTTCACGCTTGGTCAGACCTGAGTTAACAGCGAGCTCCGGAACCGCGACACTAGCGAGTTCTTGGCCCAATTTCAAGGCTTCGGACACGCTCTCTGACGACACGTTCAGCTTGCTGGCTGTATAAGTGTCCGAGTTGGTGTTCAGAATCAACCCGAAAAATCCGAGAATCAGGCCAACCGACTTGATCAGGTCTTCAACTTGTTCCGAGGTAATGTTCAACCCAAAATAATTGAAAAACCCGAGGACAACAATGGCCAAAATTAAAACGGCCGATAAAATATCGACCGCTGAATGCTTACTGAAACTCAATTTGAATTTACTCATTTCATCTTCTCCTTAAGGTCATTGATTTCTTGTTCGTTGACCGTGATACGTGTCTCGTGGTTATCCAGCCGCCGGTCGTGCTCTTCGTGAACTCGATCAGCGTTGCTACCAATCCCATCGACCTTGCTAGATAGTTGGTCGATGGATTGCTTCAACGCTTGATTGGCCAAGTTCGTAGGATTGACGATTGTCACTTTGACAATCCACGAAACCGCACCAGCCACTGCAATAATGATCGTGACAATGGCAGCCATCTCAGTCCAACGATATCCAAGAATCCAATGCGGCGGCGTATGCACTTGAATAGCAGCGATTGTCATCATGAATAAATAATTTAATCGCACAATTTCTTCACCCCTTACCAACAAAAAATCCCATCAAAAAAGCACCAATCATCAATCCTAAGCCACAGGCGTAGAGGATGAATCGGTGCTGGTAGAGTTTTTTGCGGAGCCTAGGACTTTCTTCACATCGTCCTGCAAGTAGGCTGGGACTTCTTCAATAGTACGACCACCGTCCAAAACGTTGGCGGCATAGATAGCGGCTAAAGCTGAAAATTTAAAGTTTAACATAGTTTATTATCTCCTTATTTGTTTGATTGTAACTGCGCCAAAACGGTTTGGGTATCAGACCAAAACGGGACTGGTACGGCTTCAATAGTCCGTGTGCCATCAATAATTGCTTGCGCGTAAATCTGTGCCAATGCAGAATATTCCATTGCCATCACCTCCTAGGATTCACTCGCTGCCGAACTTGCTGGGGCTGCTGTACTTGTTGCAGCTGAGCCGGTGTCGGTCGTGGTACTAGCCGGTGTTAGTTTTGAAGACAAGTAATCGACGGCTTCCATCAGCCCTTGCTGCGTTAACTCATTGGCTGACTTAAGGCTTTTATTTTCAGTTTGCAATGACTCAATTTGCTCACCCTGCTGGTCAACCTGTTTAAGCACCTGGGTGTGCGGGTCATAAGTTACTTCGGCGTCTGGATCATCCACACACAACATTTGTGGCTTGCCGTCCGGCCCTTTAATCGGTTGCCCTTTATCATCAACCGCCGGCACGGTTTTCTGCTTGACCATCTTCCAACCAGCGAATGAATCAGCACCATACTGGACAGCATCCAGTTGATAGACGGCATAACCGGCCGGAATTGGATTAGGAACTTCTGCGCTTATTAGCATTTTTTATTACCTTCTTTGCTGTTTTAATTGAACAGTTTGGTTTAACGTATTTTTGATAAAAGTTAAAACTATTAGAGTGTTTTAGCCACCCCCAATAGCTGATGACCACCCTAGCATCAGCGGTGGTGATAAACGTGTGCTGTTTAATGCGTTTCAGCCGCCTCCGAATTCTAAGGGCAATGCTTGATCGTAAGGTTAAGTGGCTTCGATAAAAGCGAAATCCCAAAAAGTCAATGGGGCGATCGCGGATATGAAAAACTTGCCAATTACCTTTAGTCTGCAATTTCTCATTTGCCAGAAAACCAGTGATCTTAAGTTCCAATTTATGAAGTTTACGCTTATTCGGACCCAGAATCACCAAATCGTCCATATAGCGCATATAATACGTGGCACCCCAGTCATTTTTAATTTTGTGGTCAAGGGATTCTAAATAGAAATTTGCTAACCATTGGGAAGTATAAAGCCCTAATGGCAATCCGCTTGAATAACAGTCAATAATGTCAAAGAGAAGTTTTAAAACTCGCTCATCTTTGAAGCGATGCTTCAGCTTTTGTTTTAAAATCCCATGATCAATTGATGGGTAAAAATGGTGTACATCCATTTTTAAACAATACTTAGTGTGCTTGGGGTCACTCTTTAACCACTTAACAAGCACTCTACGCCCTTGACCAGTTCCCCGACTGGGAATGGTTGCCATGTTATATTCATACATACTTTTCAGAAAAACCGGTTGTAGAACCAGCATTAACGCCCAGTGAATAATCTGGTCAGGGAAGAACGGTGAAGAGGTAATAATCCGGTGCTTTCCACGCTCCATGATACTTTTTTCGGCAACATGGCTTGGCTGATATTCATAGCTCAATAGCATAGTCTGAATTCGCATTACATAGACATCAATATCATTTAGAACTCGTTTAACGTTCCGATGATTTCTTTTACCCTTTGATGCCTGTAAGATTGCCAACTTAATATTTTCAGGATCAACCACCTTTTCAAACAAGTGTCCGTATCTTTTCACATTTCACCTTCTCGTCTATGACGTTCGTTTTTAAATTTTAAATGCTTATTAATCTCAAGAAGTTTCGACATTGCTACTACCTCCTGCTTTGTATCGATGAATTTTTGGCAAGAGCCACGGAAGATTAGGTGCATTTTTACATTTACTCATCATTAATTCGATTAATATGGAGGCGGCAACCATCGTTAGCGTTCGCGTTAGTAGACGAATTGTCCCGGTTCGAGTTGAACAGACCATCGTTAGCGCCATTGCTCCAGTTGCCACCGCACCCAAAATCCCTAAGAATGAATTGCTGGGGGAAGACTCCCCCAGACCTCTACGGCAAAGCCTTTTTAAGGAGGCGGCAACCAACGCCAGCGTTCGCGACAGCAGACGAAATGCCCCGGGACGAGTTGAACAGACCACCGCCAGCGCCAACGCCCCAGTAGCCACTAGTTTCAAGGATTGTGTTGCCTGATCCCGGATAATCGTAATCAGCATAGTAGGTTGAATCCGAACCACTATCATCAGTAGAAAATTGCGCGTAAGGGTGGACACTGTCAAATCCCAGAGCTTTAATGTACTTATTTGAGCCGCCTGATATTGCTGCGTAGCTAGTTTTTACATATGGGGTAGCAAATAAATCGCTTTGGTACTTTGTGGCATCTTCACAAACCCACGGTTGATTATCTTTGAAGTTAACGCCATCACAGAATTGCCAAATATTGCCATAGAGATTCTCAATGCCTCGATAAGACATGACGTTTGAACCACTTCCAGCCGTTCCAGATGATCCTTTATGACTGTCAGCGGCTCCAGATTTGACAGCGCTTGAACTGTTATCGACACCTTCCATAATGCTTTGCGAATTCAGGGTAGCAAACTCGATGATAAACAGCACTTGCAACATATCCCACGCATGGATATCCCAAATCTGATAGCCAGTGCCATTAGCTTTGGCTGCACTTCTAAAATCAACAATAGACAAGTTGACTAGTGGTGCTTGACCAGCAACGGAAGTCGGCTTACTACTTGAGCCAGTGGCATCATAAGCGCCGATGTCGATGTAATCCAGCTCTTTAGAATTAGTAAAATCCCAAAAGCCTTTGGGCAGATACCAATCATCACCATGGGATACCAGTGAGACTTGCCAGGTAGCTGTCCCGTTATTAGGTGATCCGGTTTGAGTTTTCCGGATATAGAATTTGGGAATCCGCACGAAGACATTCCCCATGCTATCGGTCACTCGGTGCATGCCTTTCCATGGTCCCACATTATCAAAATCGTTCTGAGCACCATTGATACCGGCTTTGAGGCCAACTGCCGCGTCCGTCCGGGTCAGCGTTGGACTACTCTTACGATCCCACGAAGCCCCATAAATACTGTCATCAATTGGTACATAGGTGAACTGAACGGAATTTGAAACACCACTCTCGGCGTTGGCATTCATGGCCGTTGCCTGCACATCGTAGGTCGTCGTCTTATTCGGCTTGGTAATTAGCTCTTTCAGGCTACCGGTCAGCTCGGTGCCCACATCGAGCTTGGTAGCATCGCTTTGGCCGTCCACGTTGTAGTACAAGAAGTATTTGACAATCGGCGTTGGCGTGGTCGTTGGCGCAGTAATCGTATAGGTGCCATCATCAGCGATTGCCAAACTTGGTGGCGTTGAACTAGCCTTTTCCGGGTCATAGTTCCATTGAACCGTTGAACTGGGGTCGCTTTCGCCAAACACATTAGTCGCCGTGGCGTACGACTCAAAGTTGGTAGCCATGGTTACTTTTGATAAGTCAATCGTGCCGGTCAGTTTATCCGATGTTAGAGCTATCTTGGTAAAGTCTCCGTTGCCTTTAACTCGATAGTACAGGGTATAATCGGTAATATGCGCAATATCAGCATTCTTGGAAGCCGTAATCGTGTAGTTACCGTTATTATCGAATGATAAACTCGGCACACCCGCATACACAATTGTCAGATCATCTGTAGTTGCCACGTCAATTCCAGACTTTTGTAGTTTTCCTGTAAAATTGGCATCTTGTCCCGTTCGTGCTAGGTCAGGCGGTAAACTGCTTGCTAGTAATAACGGATTATTTTTGACCATTGGGACGGTATCAAAATTGTTTGTGCCAGATAGGTGGGCAACCTTGTTATCGTCAGCAGGTGTGTAACCAATTTTATCTTGCTTGGCGTTAACCTCTTCAATTCCAGCAACATCGCTAGCTGGTTTACGCATATCCGCCGTGTGTACGACCGTACTATCATCAGCTTTACCGCTTAATTGCGTATCCGCGTATTCCTTGGCCGACTTGAGTGTTTCCACGTCGCCATCAGCTAAATCCTTGGTGGTCGCGATGGCATTGCCAGCACCGTCCACCGCACCCTTTTCAAGCGTAACGGACTCCTTGAAGTCCGCTGGCTTGCTACCGTCGATAACGGTGGCAGGAATGTTAGCCTTGATATCATCAATAGTTGCGATGTGTTTTGATGCAAAGATTGCATCAAGGTCGGCTTCATTAAGCGAACCAGCCTGACTGACAGTAATCAAAACATTATCGGCATCACTAACCGTTGTATCAGTCTGGAATGAATCATTTAAGTTGGACTTACCGTCATATGCAGCGATGCAGTCCGGTAAATAACTTGGTAATACTCCATACAGAATTTCATCCCCGTTTTCTGGTCGTGCATAAAACCCGACTGTATAGAGACTGTATGCCGTCGTCACATCTTTAGACGGAAAGTCCACCCGCATAGTCAAGGTAGTGTCATCCTTCTTAATGATTCGTGAGTAGTTGACTGTCTGCTGCACATCTTCAAGTGACGTGAGCTTTTTTAAATCGTTGACCGGAGTAGCTGAGTAATCATGGCTTGAGGCCACTGCTCGGGTGAACTGGATTTTATCCAAGCCCCCAAGCGTTCCCGTTGCCAGTGATCGACCAGCTTCGGTCAAATAGGTAGTATCAAATTGCACTTTTATCCCTCCTTATAGACTTGGTGAAGCCGCTGTCGCTGAGTGACTGTGGCCACGGTCGTATTATCATCCGTAGTGTGTGCGCGGTCTCTCATGCTATCCATAACAGCAAAATGAGAACGCTCCTTTTTAGTGGCTGTGGCCACGTATAGTGTCTGGGTAGCGACAGCTTGAAATTCCACACTATCCAGGCGCACTTCTGGCATCACTGCGCCCCGTAGCGACTTCACCAAAAGTGCCGTTTTCCTTGGCGACTTAGCGTATTTATTGGGAACGTTGACCAGCTTAAAGGCTTCCGGGTCACCGCCAAGCTGTTCCGGATCGGTGATGACGTCGAACTCCGTTGGATCACATTGCAAGATGAAAGCAATCAGGTCGATCATGTCATTTTCAGTGACACCGATTCGGTTAAGCATCCAAGCCAGCCGCACCTCAAACCGCAAGAAGTCATCATCATCGTCGATCCGATGGACGCCCCAGTCGGCTGCAGTATCTTCGAGCGTTTTGCCCTCCTGATTGTCCAGCAGACGCAGTTCGTAGATTTGCTTGAAGTTATCCAGCATGGCGATGAATCGGTCCGCAATCACGTTTAAGACAGCTTGGTTGGTGCCCCCTTCGTCCTGGCTTTGCATGGCCGGCAAGGTGTCCAAGATTCGGGCCCGCCAGACGTCATCGTCCAGGTCCAGGTCGGCCCAGTATTGTTGCCAATCCACCTCAATCATTCAGAATCACCTCGATATCATCGGCCGTCACGTAGGCTAGTGAGTAGTCGTCGACTTCGACGTTTCCCAGTGCCATCTTGGCTTTGTCGGTTCCCAGCGTGAGCTCCATGCTGGCGATGCCAACAACTTGCCAAATGTACTCAAAAAGCTTCGAGTACTGCAGCGTGTCCCCCATCTTGAGCGTACGATCATACTCGATGATCTTGTTCTTGATGTTCGTGGGCCCGTTGTCAGTGTCGAAGCTATCGTTGGTTTTGAGATTGACCTGGATGTAGACGGTCTGCGTCTTTGCTCGTGAAAAGTTGATGATTCGTTTTTGTCCGGCGTGGTTCGTGATGGTCCGCGATACTTCGCCGTAGGTGTGCCCGGGAAGTCCGACAGACGTCGCCAGCACTTCGGCCACATCTTGGTCGGCCCCACCAATCACATAAGCGTGGGTCGTTTTCGCGGGGTTCCCCCGCTCGTCAGTCTCCAGCGTGTCATTGAAATCGACCTTACACTGGACCACTCCTTCGACCGTCTCAACTTGGGCTTCGATGCCATCTTGAGTTGAGTCGGACTTAGCCAGCTTGTACTCGAAGACACGGCGCCGATAATCGACTTCTGATTCAGCCTCAGCACCACCGGTTGACGGTTCTAGGTTAGTGACCTGTGCAACCCCGGCGATGCCCTCAGTGCCGTCTGAGCCACCTTCATCGGTGACCGTTCCGGACCCAACGTTTCCAGCAGAGCCCGGAAGGTCGGCCTGAGCTTGGACTGAAACCCGGCCCAGCTCGTTGCCATCATCATCGGTGAGCGGGACGTCTTGCCCCGTATCATCCTTGACGATGGCCACACCAGGTACCATCGCTTCATCAAGCACATTGAAGACGACACCCGTGGCCGTGCTGTACTGCGTTCCCTCGGGGATCTCCGTGTTCGGGTCCGCGTCGATTTGCAGGTATACGGTGGCCGACGTTGCTGGCTTGCGGGGAATGTTTTCGTCGGTCCCGATGATGTCGAGATCATCGTTGCGGCCCCGTAAGACGGACGCGGCATTGTAGTCGATTTGGCCCACCTCGTCCATCTTGTGGAGCAGTTCAGCCATCAGGCCGAAAAGCTGTCCCGTATGGCTGGCGTCACCAGTTGGCGTGTTCGGCCCCATCCAGGTCAGAGCACTCTGGTTCACCAGGTCACGGTGGTCGTCAAACTCTTGTAGATCATAGCCTCCGCTACTAGAAACCGGCATTGTCATTCACCTCCGTTTCTCCGTTTGCCACTTGCTCGTTGCCATCATCGTCGAGGTACGTGACCTCAGTTTTGATGGTGGCCGTTCGCCCATCTCGGTCGATACTGTCGACTGTCAGACTGACGAAGTTATCGAATTGGGACTCCAGGTAGTCGTTCATCTCCGACTCAACGGCCGTTTCGTCATCAAGTTCGGATTCAAGGCTGAGGTGGTCCAGGCCAAAGCCAGGGTTCCACCGAAGCTCGCCCCGGTTGGTCCCCAGAGCTATCCGTGTGCTCTCGGCCAAGTCTGTGTCGTCCATCATGACGAAGTCCCCTGTGTCGGGGTCAATCTTCAAGTTGCCGTCTTCATCAACGGCTAAATCCATTCTCATCGAATCACCCCCACAACCGTTCCGTCGTTGATGCTGTGCATGCGCCGGCTGGCAATGCTGTACAAGCCTGCCCCAACGAAGTTGTCCTGGTCGCGATCATCAAAGGACACTTCCACGATGTCCCCTCGCTTGAGCTTCACTGGCTTACCGTCCTTGAGATACTCAGCCGCGGAGGCCAGTACCAAGCAGTCACCGATAACGGCCCGCGTAGAACCGTCAGACTGCTTGACCAGCGGCTGCACATCCGCGTACATCGGGTGGCCCCAGCTCAGGCTGACGACTTGGCACTTCAAATGAGCATGCACGCCTGCCTGGAAGTAGGGCATCAGCTCTTTTACCAAAAAATCTAATGGATCATTTTTATCTTTGCTCATGCTATACCGCCTCCACTTCACAAGTTGTTTGCATGTCGTCCAGTGAATGCGTGTAGTTTTTGACCCGCACCAGGGACTTGATATTCTCAGCGACGTAGAAGACTGACCCATTGGCCACCATCGGGTTGAGGTAGGTGACTACCGTCCAGGCGGTCTTCTTGCCACTCTCATCGCTGATAGTCGGCATGTTGACTAGCCCGTCCTTGAGCGTGAGATACAAGTGGGTGTCCCACGTCTTAGGCTTCTCTTCGTAATCGATGATCACATCATCCATGCGGTACCACAGGCGACTGTCGCAATCCTTAGCGATGGCCTTCATCTCGGCCAACGGACGCTTAGAAAGCGTGTAGCCGTGCTTGTACACCTTGTTCTTCTTGAGGTGCAGCACGGCTACTGGGATATCTGCCTCGCGAGAGATGCGCTCGATGATGGTCTTGGCCTTGACGCCCTTCTTGAACCGAATGTTGATGTTCTTCTTCTTCGAAGTGGTCCAAGTGATGGTCTGGCCCTTCGACGTCTTGTAGGAGTGCTTGACCTGGGTCGTCCCTGAGTAGGCGCTGTAGATGTTCTTCGTCTTCGAGTAATCTTTACCAGCAACGAACGTGATCGAGATAAACCGGTCTTCACCGTCACGGGCCACTGGGGCCACCTTGGTGATGTTCCCGGCCCCAACGATGCCGAAAAGGTCATACCCGCCGGCCTTCACCACAACGTGCAGCTTGTCCTTGAACAGGTTCTCGTGAGCCTTGCTCAAGTTGTAAATGCTGATGGTATTGGTCGCCGGAGACCCACCGTCACCGCCGTTTATCTCGCCAGTGATTTGGACCCCGTACCCCTTAGGGTGGAAATTGGTAAACCGATAGGTCCCGGATTTCGTGAAGAGATCTAGTTCGATTTTGGCGCCGTACCAGGTCTTCTTGTTTGGGTTGGTGATTTTAAGACTCATCGCCGTCACCATCCTCGTAGACACTGTCGTCATCCGCCAAAAATACTGAATCTTGTAGATTGGCGATACTGCAGGTCGATGACTGGCCAGATTCATCCAATGGGACCAGACGCTCTGGAGGAAGCCAATTCTCATGGCACCAGTACCAGAGTGGGACGCCGTAGGTCAGCGGCTCGCCCATGATCTTATGGTCGGGATTGTCCACCGACTCCAAGTCAATGGACAGGACCCCACTCGTGTCGTTCTTCTGCAAAGTCAAGTCAAAGGTTCCGTTCTCCAGATCGATCTCGCGGCAGTCTGGCAGGTTATTCAGGTCAAATTCAATCGTGTCACGTTTCACGGGATCACCTCCTACTTGGGAATCTTGAGTTTCTTGCCAGGGAACATCGTCTTGAAGCGGGAGCCATTGAGCTTAGTCAGCTCGGCCACCGTCGTGTGGTACTTCTTCGCCAAATCCCAGTAGGTGTCACCAGACTTGACCGTATGACTTTTGTACTTGCCCTTGTCGGTCCCGTTCTTCTTGCTGGACTTGACAGCACCCTTGGACTTGGTCTTCTTCTTTTTCTTCTCGTACAAAATATTTGCTTGCTTCACGTAGTCAAAGGTGATGCTTAGCTCAAGCCCAGTGTCCTTCGGCACGCCAGAGACCGTCTTCGAGATGGAGGCCATCTTGACGTGGTTCCAGTGTGAGAACCCACGGATGACGAACTCCGTGTCAAGACGTTGAAGCTTCTGCAAGGCCGCAAACTGCTTAGAAACGGCCGCGTAGTTCTTCCCTTGTAGCCAGTATGTCCCGGACAGCTCTTTGGTCGTCCGGGTCGACTTACCAGCGCGAGGGTCCGACTTGTCGACCCCGATTGAGGTCGTCTCGTTGGCGTCTGTTTCAGTCGGTTGAACTTCACCTAAAAAGAAAACTGTCGACTTCATGAGGTCCGCACGGTAAAGCGCGGTTTGCCCCATGAGCGGCAGTTCTTTTCGTTTGGCGATTTTGTCGTCAATTTTGGCCTTGTTCGCGACCTGTAGTTTGTGCCGGGCCTCGGCCTTACGGGCGTTGTACTCCTTCTTCAAGGCCTTCAGCTTGGCCTTATCGGTCAGCTTCTTGGTCTTGAGACTGGAGATTTTGTTCTTGGCCTTGTTGGCGGTACGGCGGGCAGTCGATTGCTTCTTGAGCTGCTCTTGGTACCCCTTCGAGCTAGTCAGCTTCTTCAAATCCGTGAAGGCGGCCTTTTGGGCCTTCTTCATTTTGTCAATGATGGTCTGCAGTTTCTTTTTGTCTGCAGCCTTTTTTGTCTTCTTTAGCTTGGTCTCCGCGTCGGAGATCTGTTTTGTGATTGAGTCATAAGCACCCTTCTTCGTTTTATAGCCGTTAGTTTTGTTGAGATAGTCATCGGTATTGTCCATGATGCCCTGCTGCTTCTTGACGATTGCGTTTTCCTTGGCAATCCCCGAGGCATCGGTGCTCACAGCCGACTTGGCACTTTTCAGCCGTTTTGAGAGCTGCGCGTCAGTCATCAAGGCCGGCACGTCATCCAAGAACAGCGTCGGGGACACGACCTTCCCGCCGGCCTTGATGTACCGGCTGACTGTGGCCATGACCTGCTTGGATACCGGCTTGGTGGCGGTCGGACTGAACTTGACCTTGTTCTTGATCTTAATCGTCAAATCACGAAGCCTCCTTCACCTTGGTCAGTACCGGTCCCGCGCCGAAGCATGTCGACCAGTTGCTGGCCGACCTTCTGCATGTCGTTGCTGACCTGCTTCGAGACTTCATCAGCGTTGCCGCCTTTGATCTCGAAACGATTGGTCATTTTGATGTTGATTGGCCGACTACTGCCAGCTACCCTTGCGGCAGGCCGCGGCGCCCGTGCACGTCCGGAAACAGCATTGGAGACCGCAGCAGAAAAGCCCGAGCTGTCGACACCGGCACGGGCTTGAATTGCGTCCTTGATTAAGCTGTCAGCGTTTGGCTTGTTTGGGTTGATGGCCACTTCGCGCGATTTCTCACCGAAGATGTTGACCTTCCCGGGTTGCGACCAACCGCCGTTGTCATGCAACGCGGCCTCGACCTTGCGGGCCCCTGCGACGTGTTGCGCGGTATAGCCCCCACGTTCCCATTGAGTTGAGAACTTGGAAGCCAGGGAAGCCACAGAACCATTACCACGGAGAACGCTCTTCAAGACAGAACTGTCGGAGCCATCGCCCTTGAGAGCGAACTCCAATTGGGCTTCTGCACTCTTCCAGTTCTTGCCGTGACGCTTGGAGTAATTGATCAAAGCGGTCTTCCGGCCGCCCAACCATTGCCCCAAACCAGAGGCACCGCCACCGGGGTTAATCGCACCAGGGTTCAAACCGGATTCGAACTCCCAGTTTCCCAGAACAGCGGCGATACCGGCATTAGTAGCCGCACCGTACATGCTCTTGATAGCCTTCGCAAGCGTGCGGGCCCGACTGGCAACACTGCCGCCGAGTGAACCGACGTCTGCATCACCAATCGAATCCTGCAGGTTCTTCTTGATCCATTTGGCTGCGCTTGGTCCCAGTTGGGACTTGACCAGTGCGGTCATGGCCTTGCTGACCTTGGGTGCCTTGCTCTTAGACTTGAGCTTAGATGAGCCATTGTCACTACCACTCATCTTAGTGACATCGAACCATCCCTTAGTGGAGGAACCACCGTGGTCCCACAGAGAACCATGGCTGACCCCAATGTGAACGTGGGGGCCAGATCCAGAGCCGTTAAGCGGTCCCAGTGTGGCAATCTTTTGCCCAGTCTTGATGATGTCCCCGACGTGGACCAGGATGTTCTTCATCGTCCCAAATTCTTGGTAGATTTCCTGGTACCCGTCATCGGACTTGACCGTGATGACCTTGCCAAGTGCTCCTGGAGCCCAAACTGGATTTCCAGTCCGGGTGACCTTCCCACCATGAACAGCGAGAATCGGCGCACCTAAGTGGCTTGAGAAGTCGACACCATCATGAGACCCAAACGAACGTGCCGCCCCGAATCCGTTAGTCTTTGGCATTCCAGGGTCATGCCGCCAGTTGCCACCGGCCGCACTACCGTCGCCAGCATTGATCAGGCTCTCGATGTAGCCCCACATCGCGTTCTCCCATGGGACGCCCACCGTCTTGGCACCAGCGTTTGCTGTGTTGGTCAGCCCCTTTTGCAGGGTTGAACCGTTAGCCTTGACGTTGTCTGTGAACTCAGACTTGAACGCCCCGGATGGGTCGCCGGAGTTCTTAGACGCCAGGGAGCGGAGCTTGCTGTCACTGGCCCCGGTCCCCTTTTTGAAGTGTGGCAGATAAGGCCGAGCACGTTCAACTTGTGAGCCATTGAAGACGTTGTCGCCCTTCTTCAAGTGGAAGACGCCATTGTAACCAATCGGTTTGAGCAGCCGGTCGCCGCGTCCGACAAGTTCCTGACGGGGGCCGGTTTGCGCATCATTGAGGACTGCCAGTTGATCGCTGTCAATCGGTCCATTTGACCCGGTTGCGTAGTGGATTGGCTTCAAAACGGACTTGTTCCCGCCGAATTGGGCGAGTGCCGAGTCGATGCCTGAGAATCCGCCGTTGAGGTTCGTGATTGCGCCCTTCATGGCCGACTTGGCCAGACTGGGAAGCTTGCCAAAAATGCTGCCAAAGTCCGAGACAATCGCTTGGTCAGCCTTGGCCATGCCGTCTTGTAGCTTGTCCATGGTCTTGAGACCATGGTTCTTCAACTGCGTCAGCTGCTTGTCGGCACCCTTCTGGCCGGCGTCAAAGTCCGAAACGATTCCCTTACGGATTTCGTCCGTTCGCTTGTTGGTTTCAGACTGGTTAGTCTTCCACAGACGGTCAGACTGCTTATTGAAGCCAGTCAGCTTGCTGTGAGCACCCTTAGTTCCCTTGGCGTACCCCTTAGTGATATCAGACCCAATCTTGTCAGCAGAACGCTTAGTCTTGTATTCGGTATTCTTCATGGTAGCGTCATTGACGCCTTTTACCTTGACTGTCGTAGCTACAGAAGCAGCGCCAATAGACCCAGTCCCCTTGGCATAGCCCGGTAGAATCCGGCCTCGTCCGAGGCCACCACGCATAGCTTTCAGGCTGTCACGATGATTCATGATGTGCATACCAGCCGTGAGGTGCACCAGCTGCGGTCCGTGGTCGAAAATCTGATACTTACCAGAGCGAGCATCGTACCCAATTTCAGTCCCGGCCTCGGCCACCATAGCCATACCTGGTTTGATGGTTGGACCGCCTGAAGCGAAACCAGTTATCGGTTTTGTAACAATCGACTTTTTCTTTTTCTTCTTGGAAGTGATTCCAGAAGGGTTAAGGATTCCATGGCTCTCACTCGGATAGGTACTCTTAGTATTCACAGTACCAATCGGGCCACCAGTCGCATTAGTACTTAGGCTGTTAGTCAAAGCAGCTGTGTGTTTGCTGTTGTACTTGCGTTGATGATCGCTCTTATCACCCGCAGGTGATGCTGTACCATTCTTCTGGTACCAATCGGCCCATTTACTCAGCTGATCAGCGATTGCACCGCCAATATACGTTCCAACGGCAGCACCAGCTGGCCCCCCCAGATAGAAGCCGATCGCGCCGCCAACGGTGTCACCGCCAAGTTTCCAAGCGGCTTTGGCACCCTTCTTGGTTGAGATTCCATCCAGAAATACCTGAGAACCATCAGTTGCAAATTTGCTTGCGATGGTCATCCAAGCGATGTTGTGAATCGCATCAGAAAAGAGCCCGCCACCAGTACGGCCAGCAACCTTGGCTCCGTTTTTAATCTTTGTGGCAAATCCGCGACCACCGGTCTTACCTGCAGCAGTACCACCCTTTTTTGCTTCTTTAGCAAAGTGACGACCACCAGCAGTACCACCGGACTCAATTGCTTCTTCAATTTTCGTGGCAACTTTACTGCTGCTTTTGCCACCGCCGGCACGCTTACCTTTTCCGCCGCCAAACAAAATACCTTGATAAGAGTCAGCTGCATCTAAAGCCGTTGTGAGTTTTAGCTGCGTGTTGATTTCTTTGAGCATTTTCAGGAACTGGGTAGCTTTTTTGACAGCAAAAAAGCCGACCATAGCTTTAGCGGCCAGCTTAATTGCTCCTTTATGTTGATCAATACCTTTCAATAAATTATCAAGTTGGTCCAATGGGTCTTTCGCTGCTTTACCATTTTTATCGACTAGACCAAATGCATCGCCGATATCAGTGAGAATGTCAATGCTATCAGTCCAAACTGCTTTGCCGAATATTCCGCCAATATCACCAATATTTTTCATAACATCCAAGATAGTATCTTTATGCTTATCTAGGTAATTGATTCCATCTACCGCCGCACCAGTAACGACACCCAGTGCTGAGGACATGCCTTTGGCATACTTTTTCATCATGTCGTCTTTGAGCAAGTCTTGCATGGACTTAGCGGTCTGCTTGTCCATATTAAAGCTGGTCTTCATAACATCACCGGCCAACGTACTGAAACGGGACTTGAGGTACATGGACATCCCCATGAAGGACGTCATGGCTTCTTTAGTCCCACCCTCATACTTTTTACCAAGATAGGTCAGCGTATCAGTAAATTGTTTAGCCGATAGCTTCCCAGCTGCGGACATGGCATACAACTGTTTCATTGACTTGCCCGTCGCCTTCTGCAAGGCTTCACCGAACATTGGGAATCGGTTGATCATGACCGCCATATCTTCGGATGACGCCTTACCACCAGCAACAATCTTTGCAAATTGCTCACCAGATTCGGCTAGTGCGTCATTAGACATGTGCAGCGTGGAACCTAAAGCGATAAAGTCATTGGTCCAATTCTTGGTTTCCTTTTCGTTTGAATGAACGTGGTAGAAGGACTGAGCCATCTCATTCAAAGTGTCAGCGGCATAAATGGAATGCTGAGACATAGAGTTGATGTATTTGACCAGGTTCTTCCCATCCTTGGGTGCCTCGGTCGTCAGAGATGTCCACACGGTCTTCATCGTGTCTTGTTCCTTGTTGTACTCCATGCCGGCTTGAGCGGCCTCATGCAATCCGTTCGTTAAGGCGGCGACCCCATTAGAGATTGCTGTCCCGACGAACGTCCCCATGATGATGTCGTGCAACCGGCGGCTCTTCTTGGCCGTCTTGTCCATCGACCGGTCGACCTTGTCGAACTGCCGCGTCACATCACCGGCATTGACCCCGTTCGTGTCAAAGCTGACCTTGGTGGCCATGTCCTTCGGCATTTCACGGAGCTTCTTACTCAGACCAGTGACCTGGTCGCCAACTTGGTTGATTGACGTGCCAACCTTGCGAAAGTAGGCCGGCTGCTTGGTGCCATACTCGCCGACCACTTGATTCAAGTTGGCGTACTTGTCTCGCAGATTCGTGGTGACCCGAGAGCTTTCCTGAATTGACTTGCTGACCTCGCGGTTCGACGCGGCCACCTTGTCGTTGGACCCAACGGCCTTATCCATCACGTCGGTGAAGGTGCGGCCGAACGTCTTCAAGTCGTTATTTGCCGGCCCGAAGGCACTCCCGACATCGTGAATCTTGTCGATGACCCGAGTGATCGAGTTGTCCAGCTTCTCAAGCTTCTGCCACTCGATGTTGAAGCCAATTCCAACGTCTTCGCGTCTTAACTCTGATGCCAATTGCCACACCTCCTAAGGCTTACTGTTGAGGGGCTCGTCCCTCTGAATTAATGATTCCGTCAGTCACCGCTTTGCTCCGGCGCTGATCCTTATCATCCAAGATTCGGTTAGCCAGACCCGTCATGACGATGTACTTGTCGAGGGGCCACGTTCGGACCTCTTCGACTGACTTGGCGACACCGGCCATGACCGGGACGTAATCCTGGTAGAGCTTGTCGACGTCCACATCTCGGAGCTTGTTGTTGAACTCACCTTCGCCGCTAAAGTAGCGGCTGTCGACGGTATTACAGGCATTCTCCAAGAAACGTGTAGGCTTCGCCAAAAACGGCACTGTACCCATCACGGTCCATGACCTCATTGAAGTAAACCAGGGCCTTGGCCAGTGCCTCGATACCACCGCCGTTGTCGGTCCAGAACTTCATGTCAATTGGTTTCTTAGGATCGTCGACTTGGCGGAAGACTTCCTTACTCAAGCTCTGCAGCGTGTCCAGGGTCTCGTCGGCCCCGTTGACCCCGCGGATGTCGTTCGAGTAGTTGATAGCAGCCCGGTAGCCAGGGAACTTGATCAGAACGTGTGGCTTCTTGCCGTGCTTGCCTTCCAGTTCAACTTCCTTGGTCTTGTCCTCATCACTAACGGCCTTGTCCAGGTCATCAAAGGAATAGCGTGGATTTACGATGACGTATTGGTTGATTTGGGCAGCCAATTCACCAATATCTTGCTCGTTGTTGCCGATGTTGCGGAGAGCCCGAATCTTGAGTGCACGGCCATAGCCAGGGTCACGGAAGGTGACCTTTTTGCTCTTACTTGGTTCGCCGTTGTCGCCGAATGGGCCGTACTTGATCACCTTGTGTTCATCAGAAGCTCCGAAGTTGCTCAAATCAGTTTTTGGTTTTGCCATATCAGCCATAATTAATCTCCATCCTTTCAAAATGGGTATGTAAAAAGCAGGCCCTGAGAGCCTGCTGTGTGAGTTCTTCTATTGTGCTAGGCGTTTACACGTTCCCGAAGGAATCGTCGTACTGAACGGCCAGAATGGTCCAATCCCGGCTTGTAATCCCGTTGGAGACAGACCCGTCAGAAACCTTCTGGATGATGCAGACACTGGACTTAACAACTTCGCCGTTGTTATCGTTTTGAACCTTGACCCCGAACGTTGGGATAACGTCGGAGCTGTGGTTCATTTGCCGGTAATAGCAGGCGTAGATGTCGTCGTGAGCGGGCGCCCCGTCGTTCAAGTGGAAGACGAATTGTCCCAGCTTGGAGTGGTTTATCAAACCGAGTGGCAACCCCTTGAAGTCAGAGGCGACTTCTGCATCGTTATCGGTCTTGGACCAGTTGACGGCTTCACCGGACTGGAACCCGTTTTCTTCCTTGGCCACAGAATCGACGATCAGATAGATGTGGATGAAGCGAGAATCCTTCATGACGAAGTACGTGCCATCGTCAAGATTAATGCGTTGTACAGCCATCTAATTCACCTCCTTACAGGGTGATGGCGTTCTTGATGTAGACCTTCTCGAATGGGTTAGGCAGCCCCTGTTCGATGCTGATGGACTTGTACTTCCGTTCCATGATCTCGAACTGGCTGACCTGTGCCCGGGTCTTGGCGGTCGCGTTGAAGTCAATCTTCCCGTCGACCGTCGTCCCGATAGTCCCAATCTTGAAGAGGTCCTCGGCAGCCGAATCAATGGTGGTCAGCAGTTCATTGATGTTGTCGTCAGTGAACTCAGCGAACTTCTTGCCGTTCAGCCACTTCTGTGCCTTGAACTGCAGGTAATCCGTGTTGTACTGAGCGTTGAAGGAGTTGTCGATGTAGTCTCCGTTGAGTTCTTGGGAGCCGCTCAGCATGTTGTCACCAGCCTTATCGACAACGGTCAGACCGTTGAGTGCGTCGATTTCGTCCCGTTCGGATTGAATCCAATCGTCCGGCGTGAATTGGGTCAGGTCCTTGCCACCGATTCGCATCCAGTCAATCAAGATGTTCAGAGAAGCGAAGGCACAGGCTTGAGCCGCCACCTTGTTCTCGTGGTTCTTTTCGATGACGACCCGGAAGTGTCCTAAGTGGTCCTTGGTGTTCTGGTTGGCTACTGCGTAGTCATGCCAGTTCCGCAGGTCGTCCATGTTGTCGACGGTGTGGACCAGGAAGCCACGTTGGTTGCTGTAGAGCACCTCGGCAGCGGCCTTGATTTCGTCATCCGTCAGGCCGACAGGGATAAACCACTTGGCCCCGTCGTAGATGTGGTCTTCAAGCCACTTTTGAACGCCCGGCACCATTGCGGAAATCGTTGCACCATCCTTGGTTGGGGTAACGATTTGGTCATCTAAGCTGACAACCGGAGCATTTGGCACAACCCCCAGTTGGACTGGGCCTTGGAAGCCGTCAACGTCAAACATGGCTTGGACCAATGCATATTCTTCGGTGTTTTCGTCAAAGCCGAAGTCGGCCATTTGGTCCGGGTCATAGCAGAGTTGACTGGATTCGGTCGTGTCAGTGCCGTGGATCAGCAGTGCAATTGGAGCAGAATCAGCTCCCAAGCTAGGATTCTTGATGATCGTGTTTACGATCACGTCAGAAGGTTGCTTGATAATCTTTGTGATTGCCATTTGCTATGATTCCTCCTTTTTTATCGTGTAATTTGGTTCGACAGCCGCAATCTCACCGGATTGCGTGTTGTCGTGATAATTGCTGTTGACCATGAGCCGGACATTGGTTCCGACTTGGTTCTCAATTGAAATGGTCCAGTCCTCATCAAGTGGCTCGGGGTCACTGACTGAGATGACTGAGATACCCTTCTGGGCCAGGTCAAGTTGCGGTTGCATCGAGTTCAAGATATTTTGCATCCACTCGATTCGGTCATTGGCCTCTAAAGGGTCGGCGGCGTGAATCTTGACCTGAATAGTCTTCGTGTAGAATTCACCATTGACTTGCTTCCAAAGAATCCGTTGATGTGGCACTGAAATGTGCCAACTAAAAAAAGGCAACTGACGTTTTTCATCAGCTACCTTTTCATAGACCCAAGGGATCTTCTCCCCCGGCTTCATTGGATACTTTGTCAGCACTGCCACCAGTGCTTCCATCACCATTCGGTTCATTCTCGTCGCCCCCATTTCGTTGAAGCGTGTAGTAGGTCAGTCGGCTGTGAGTCAGTGGTGCCGAACTAGTGACCGTGTACGTTTCACCCGTGTTATCCCGAGTGACTAGCGTTCCCTTGCGATACCCCGCGGTGCGTGAGGACCAAACAAGGATGCTGACCTCCATCTCACCACCAGAACCCTGCTGATAGGTGATTGCGGGGTTCGAAGTGGTCGTGATAGGCTCCACGACCTTGACCGGCGTGCCATACTCCTGGTCGCCAAGGCCCAATGGGTCATCAGACTTGCCAAGGTAAGGCTGGATGGTCAGTGGCTCCTTCATCCGGTCGAACATGAAGTGAAACGTGTTTTGCTTTTGAAAATTAGGCATTACTTGCCCGTGTCAGCGCTCACGTTCGCACCGTCTTCGGTTGGCGTAGATTGAACGTTAGTCGGTGCAGGTTCAGTAGCCTTCAAAACGGTCCACCCAGGAACGTCCACCTTGCTAGAGGTGTTCTCCTTGGATTCGGAGTCTTGAGTGGCCACTTGATAGTCGCCGGTGGCCACCACAGTGCCTGCTTCTAAGCCGGTGATTGCGACGCCGGTTGGGTCACCAACAACAGTGGGGTCAGTTTCGCCCTTCTTGTAAATTGCTAATTGTGCTGCCAAATTTAAAACTTCCTTTCGTGGGTCCAAGTGATGGACCCGATTAATTTTCCTGTGTCCTGTAGCGGATCATCGAAGCCTTTGCGGTCAACGGTGAGTGACGCATTGTGTGGCGTGTGCAGGTCACGAATCGTCTTCTTAATATCGTTCGAAATACGGCGACCGAGCTGGTTTCTCAAGGCCTCGCTGGACAGCTTTCCGTCCATGACCTTGAGCGCACCTTCGGCCATGAGGTGGCTCCACTCGACATGATTACGTCCGTAGGCAATGCCCAAAAACCGCCGTGGCGGTATTCGGACACTCTCTTTGAGTACGAACATAATGACCATGCCGTAGGGGGCCGACTTGTCAGCGACCGCTAGGACGTGATTGTGGGCGCCCTTGGGACGAAACAGGCCGGGTATCTCACTTGGTTTCCGCCCCTTGGCTGCGGCCGTGGGAATGGTCAAGAATGATTTCTTGGCACGAATCACCATGCCGTGCTCGTTGACCCGGGCGACCATTTGGAGAAAGCTGTCGTCCAGTGGGACACCCACAAGTAGATTGAGTTCGTTGAGGGACTTCCCGGCCGCAATCCAGTCAGGGATTCGATTGATGTCAGTCATCTAATCGCCTCAATCCCGACTGAACGCCCGGCCGCGGTGCCGACTGCGCCCAAATTGGTCGACCAGGGCTTGGTACCGCACCATGTACGGGTCATTGCCCTTGGACCAGTCGAACATTGTCTGAGATTCACCTAAATGGCTGGCAGACTGAACGCCACCGTTAGCCACCAAAGTGTCCACGTAGAGCTCGCTGAGCACTAGTAGGCGGTTGGCCTCTTCTTGCTTCACTGGCTTGATGTGGTCGTCCTGCACCGTCACCCATGAATCATCGATGAGCTGCTGCAGGTACTCGTCATCGTCCAGGTCGGATGCCAGTGGATACTTTTTGAGCCGGTCGAGCGTCGTCTTGTTGTCAGCCATTTAGATCACTCCTTACTTGCTGGAAGTCGAGCCGGACGTGGTACTCGTGGAAGCGGCCGCAGCCTTCTTCTTAGGCAAGAAGTCGGTCGAAATCTTGGACTTGTAAGCCACTACCTTGATGTTCCGTGGGTCAACGTCCTTGACGACTTCCCAAGTGTCTGGGCTGGCCAGTTCGGCCATAGTGACCGTTTGACCAGCAGAGTGGAAGCTAGGTACCACAGACGTCCCCAGAACATGCATTGTCTCGACACGCCGATTGATGACGTTGGTACGACCACCATTCTTGCGAGCTTCCCGTTCAACTTCGGTAGAGTTGCCAGGGTTGGCCACAGAATAGCCAACGGAACCATTGCCAAAGATGTAGCTGGTGGCAATGCCATCGTCGGTCAGTGGTAAGTCGTCATCGACCACGATTTGCATGCCGTTGTACGCCCCAAACGGGCCGACTGCGGAGTTCGGTTCAGCTGTGTCAATCATCTGTTGTGCCTTCATTTCGCTGTAGGCGCTGGAGTTGACGGCAATCTTGCTAAACGTCTGGTCTTGCAAGTCGCCTAACAGCCCAATGGTCGCTAGGAACCCGCGAGGGCCAAATTGCTTGGCTGAATCGTCAAACATTTTTGCGGTTGCGATATCAGTGTTTGCGAAGACCCCAGCTAGCATTTGGACCAGCATCTTTTGCTCGGCACGGGCCCAGAAGTCGCTAAAGTCTGCTGCGATGACGTTGGCAGGATTGGACACTGAGAATTGTTGCGCGATGTCAGTGTACCCGAACGCCTTTACGAGCCGCATCCGCATGGCCCGTTGCTTGCCAGTCGTGATGTTGCTGACTTCGATGTCGTTCAAGTCGGTCCATGGGTCTGGATCACCGTCTAAATCGTTTGTGAAAGGCAACGTCATGTAGTCTTCACTAGAATCCAGCAAGTGCGCGCCAAATTGTGGGTCAGGGGTCAGAATCCCAGACGCCAGAAATCGGTTAGTCTTGGTGGACTTATTGATGACGTTCTGGCCAAAAAGCGGAGATTGAAGCATGCCAGCCAGTTGCGTGAAAGTGTCTGCCAATTTGAATCACTCCTTTTCTATTTCATAAATTGTTTTGCGAGTTCGGGATTCTTTTGCTGAATCGCAAATTGGTCGGTGAAGCTCATGGCGTCCCAATCCTTTTGAGTGACGGTCGTGTTAGGCGTTTGATTGCCTGCAGCGGGTGTTTGGTCCCCTTGCATGCGTTTCAACGTCTCTTCGTGAACGGCATCGTTAAACGTCTTCTCGAACGCATCGACGTTGGCCACCATCTTGTCGCGGTCTTGGTCGGCCACGTAATCGGCGAAGGTGTCAGGGAGTTTACGGTTGGCCAGTTCCTGCTGTGCGTAGAAGTGGGCCTGTTCCCGGTGGAACTTGTCCCGTTCCTGCTGGTCCCGTTCGGCTTGTGCCTTGCGATCAGCTTCGGCCTTCTCGTCGGCGGACATCTTGGCCCGCTTCTCGCCCTCAGCAATCGTGTCAGCGATGATTTGCTTGAACTCGTCTGAGTCCTTGAACTGGTTGATCGCGTCTTGACGAATCCGGCGTTGGTCCTTGGCGGTCACCTTGTGGGGTTCATCGTCTCCGGGTTTGTTGTCGGGGTTCTGGTCAACCGGCTTTTTGTCATCATCCGGTTGGTGGTCATCTTGCTGGCCGCCGGTGTTGTCGTCTGGGGCGTCGTAGAACTTTCCTTGCAGAATGCGATTTAACATAATGAATTCCTCCTTGAATGCTTGTTAGAGTGGCATAACTCATCAGCTGTTCTTTAGGGCCCGCAACCGAAAAAAGGGCATTAAAAAAGCACCCTAGATGGGTGCTGGTTCGTCGTCTTTGATGTATTCTCGCTTCTTGCAGCGGTCGTTCGGGTGAATCGGTAGAGTTGGGCAGTCGTTGATTGGATACGGACCGTGGTTGATCATCTTCTTGCAATCGTCACACGCATCGGGTTCCCCAACAATCACCACTTGCTTAACATGGCGGTTGGTAAGAGCGTCCATGGTGGCCTTATCGACCACCCGTGCAGATTCTGTCCGAACAAGCCGGTCAACCATCCACATTTCGGTCTCACCAGCCGCTTGTAGGCCACCCGGAACCATACCGGGCGCCCCAAATTGCAGTAGCTTGTTGAGCTGGTCCTGCTGCAGACCGCCACTCAGCGAATTCCGCACCACTTTTTGGACGTCAGCGACCATGTTATCCGAGTGAACCCACAGGCGGTCGGACCAATCGGAGCCATCAACCGCATGGCCGATAGCTGGTGTGATTTGAACGCCCTGAGTGCGCGGTAGTGTCCATGCAAGGTGCTTGGACGCAATGACCTGCTGGTACTTTTGCTCGGCGCTGTAGTCGTTGGCGAGGTGCTGGCGGCTAATGTGTTGGACCTTGTTGGTGGTCACCGCGATGGTCGCTCCGATAAGTGCAGCCACTGCATCCGCATGATCACCACCGGCAATTTGGTACTTGTACAGCTTTTTTCGCTTCTTCAACTCGTCACTGATAGGTGCTTCACCCGACAGCAGGTCAATGGCGTGCAAAAATTGATCGAGATCCCAGTGAGTGATTCGTTGACGCACCAGGTCGGCCGTCAATCCTTTGCTAGAAGCGTACCGTGCGTAGAAGGCTCTCAAGTTGTCGCCAATGAGTTTTAGCGTCTTCACGTAGAAGTTATCGGTCTGGCCCTTAAACCTTTTGTCCGAGTTTATCAGCTGGCTGATTCTTTGCTTCTCCTGGGCGTCCGTCACTGTCGTCTTGACCATCGTCTACACTCCCGTCTCCAAGTTGGCTTCCACCAGGACGACCAAACTGGTTGGCTTTGTCCTGATCAGACCCACCAACTTTATTCATGTAGTCCAGGCCTTCTTGCTTCTCCTGGGCCTTCTGGTCTTTCATGAGTTTCTCTTCGCCATCAGGCTTGACCCCAGTGGCGGACTCAATCATTGACCAGAAAGTCTTATTAGAAAGCTGACCTGACCCAAGCAATGCAACCGCATTAGTGATGACCTCGTTGTCGTTCTTCGGCAAGTTAGGCGTGTAACTAGGGTTGACGTGCTCAGCTTCATCAGTCGAGCTGATAAGCGACGTCTTGGCCCAGTAGGTGGCCAGCAATCGAATGCGGCGCTTAATCCCCCGCGTGTAAAGAGATTGTTGTGTCGCACGTTCCTGGTCGGACCCCCACAGCTTGTAGGACATGGCCACACCCGATGCGTTCGCCGCAAAGTTCTGGTCCGTGACGTCCGGTGTGTTGGTGTCCTTATGGATGTCAGCTAACAGGCGGTCGTTGTACGTCTGCCACCCTTTCGCATTGAGTTCCTTGGTCAGATAGCTGGCAGTAGTTGGGATTACAGTCGTCCCGCCGTTGGGATTGTCGATCACGGTTGCTTTGACGAAGAGCACCCGCTTCTTGGGGTCGATGCTGTCGGCCTTGTAGATTGGGTGCCCCTCGTCATCCGTGACCTGCTCACCGTCAGCATCAGTCAGTGGAACCGCGTTGTCGATGTCGTCTTCATCGTCCACGTCACCACTGATCACCAAGATGGCATTGTTGAAGTCCTCTTGTGAGTTGGCCATTTCGGACACCGAGCGGTCGTAGGCGTCAATCTCGTCTAGCTTAGGTTCCCAGGCGCCTAGCCGCTCGTCATTGAGCCGGTACTCGGTAATCGGGACCGTACCAAAGAAGTGCGGCGACTGACCCGTCAGCGTGTACTCACCATTCGGTGAATCGGAGCTGGTGTAGTAGTAGGTCATCGAATCCGTGTAGACCTCGACGTAGTAGGTGGTAGTCTCCATGAACTTCACCATGTAGTAGCGAACCGCAAACAGCGAATTCAGGTCAATCGTCGTGTCGTAGACCACGAAGCAGTGGGCCGGGTCGATTGCCCGGAGTGCTAAGTCGTTGCTGTCCTGCTTGACGTACGTCAGCTCGTAAGCCCGACCAGTGTTGTTGAGGTTCTTGCCCATCACCTTTTCGTGATAAGGCTCGTCAACCGCGTCATTGAAGGCCGCGATGGCATTCACGATGTCGTCCCCTGAATCATCAGGCTTGTGGGGGTCGCTGTATGCAAACTTCAACGGGTTCCCGAACTGGTACCCTACCTTCTGGTCCGTGATATACCGCGGTAGGCCGGACGTTATTCGATTGTCGGCCCGGTCGGGGGCCTTGTCGCTATGCCAAAAATGGATATCGTTGTCAGCCTGGTAATAGCGCTCCAGAGTCAGTAGACGTGGCAGCTGGTTTCGATAGTGGTCACCAACGAACCATGCCAGAAGCGGCTTGATAGCGTCTGGATTGGCCTTGATGGCGTTCCAAGTGTCAGCTGGCATTTGGTACTCCTGATTGGCATCGAAGCCGAACCGGGAACCACCGTGGAGCATCGACTTGCTGTTGCGGTCAGGCCACGGGAGTGACATGCCGTGTGCTTGTGGGTCATTCGTCTCCGCCATATCCGTCAACTCCCTTCGCTTCTTCATTATCATGTCCTGGCAAGGCGTCATGTAGCATGTGGTCTTCGACCGAAACCGGAGCGTTGGCCCCATCGATGATTGACCGATATACCTGCTCTCGTGCCTCGGCCCGTTTTTCTTCCAAATCAATATTTGCGGATAAGATACGCTTAACACCTTCAGCCACCAGAATTGTCGTGGCACTGTCGGGGTAATTGTGAGAGACTTCGTTCTGCTTGATGGCGGCCAATAATTCCTTGTCGGTCATAGAACTAATGGCCACACCGTTCATTTCAAAAATAGGTAGATCCATTAAATCAACCCCAGCTTTGCTTTAAGTGTGCCGTCCGGTCCCGTCTTGATGAGCTCGTCGATGGTGCGCGGACCGTTCTTAGTGCCAAACTCAATCTTGCCGATGTCACGGTTAGGATGCGTGGTGACCAGCATTTGCCACACCTTGTCGGCCTTATTACCGGTCAGTTTCAGCACAAAAGCCTCGCCGATTTCACGATCGACGATGGTAATCTGGCCACCATCGCGACCTAACGCATATCGGTCCAGTGCGCTGGCGACCCTCGCACTAACGTGGCCCATTTTCTTAGTCATACTAGATAAGTCCTTTCTTATGGAGAATCGTAGCTTGCTTGTGGCGGCTAGGCCGTTTGCTTAGATGAACCTTGTTCTGAACAGACTCAGCAACACCCGTCAAAGCATCAGGAGCATCATCGTGTTCGTTCTTCCCCTCACGTTGATACCGTGTTAGGAAGTCGTACAGGTCTGGCCAACGGTTGCGCCAGTTGCCTGGGAAGTAGATATGTTCCATGACCCAGGTCGAGTTCGACAGGATCCGGGCGACTTTGTTCTGGTTGTTGTGGAACCACTGAACTTTTGTAACGTTGCTGTGGTACTCCTCGTGCAGTCTCCGCTCAACTTGACGGGCGAATCCACGCCCACCGTTGTTGGATTCGATGGTGGCCGCGTTCACTTTGTTGTCGAATAACGATTGTGCAACTGCCGGTTCCGTCGTTTCCATTGGATCTTGCGAGAAAACAACGTCCAAAATATAGGCCTCGTCGTTGTAAACGCCATAAACGTAGTGAGCTAACCAGTCCGATCCTTCATCGGCCGTATCGGTGTACGAAAAAATCCCCCGAAATAGCGGGTTCCCCTGCTTGTCTCGTGGGATTTCATCGTAAGTTTTGAAATGCTTGTACAGCCGGCCCTCTTGGTCGATTGGTTTTTGCTGGTAGTTGGCCGCCGCAATTTCGGGTGACTGAGTCTTAAATGTTCGCTCGTACTGGGCGCGGGACAGGATATCCTCACAGAGCATGGTTCCATCGTCCTGGAGAGCTTTCATGCTGATGTGTTTGACCTTATACCCCAATCCAGGTAATTCGGCTAGGGCACGTCCTGCGAGGTCCTGCGACGACCACCGCGTCATGATGATGATGATCTTCCCGCCGGATTCCAGCCGTGACAGCATGGTGTTTACGAACCACGACCATTGCTCGTCCAACCTAACCTCGTTAAAGGCCTCTTGGGCGTTTTTAATCAGGTCATCGATAATCATGACATCGGCCCCGAACCCCGTTGCGGTCCCAGTAGGCGAGGTGGCCAAATAGTTGTTATACCCACCCTTAAGCGACCACAGGTTCATGGCCCCGTCACCTTGTTTGATGCTAACCCCGGGGAACACGTCCGAAAACACCGGAATATCCGGATCAGCCTTAACCTCCTGGATAGAGTTCCGAACGCCCTTAGAGAACGTCGTAGACAAGGTCTCGTTATAGGAACCGGTCATCACTTTAATTGATGGGTCCTTACCCAATAACCACTGGACGAACAGTCCCGCTGTACGCGACTTGCCGTGGCGCGGCGGTTCATTAATGACCAGAACGTCATCGTCAGACACTACAAATTTCTGTAAGGCATCGCATAATTCAACCAGGTACCCTCGGCTTCGCTTATAGAAGCTTGGGGCAATCAGGCGAGCGTAAGAAAAGAAATGGCGCCGAGCCAATTCAACCCGTGCACCTTGGCGAATCAGTTCCTTATCCATCGTCATCATCAGCTAGCTTAGCTAACTGCTCTTCCGATAGATTCTTGTAAGGGTCACTAACCTGCACGCCTACCCCGCCCGACAGCTCAGTCTCCTTGCGGTCACGCCATTCGTCCGGCTTGCGATTCTTCAACCAGAAGATAGCAGCCGTTGTGTCTGGCGGAATCTGCTTAACAACTGTTCTTTCCGTAGTCCCGCCGACATCCTCAACGGTGGTCGTCTCGACAGTCTCGTATCCCTTTGCGCGCTTCAACAAGGCCGACTCAACTTCTCGATCAACGACTTCCTTTCCCTTTTTTAGGGCGTCAGAAATGTCAGGATGACTTTTCTTCCAGTCGTACAATGTGGGACGTCGGATACCGATATTATTGGCAATTTGCTCATCGGTTAGGCCGTCGCGGGCCCAGCCTTCGAGTTTGGTCAAGCCCTCATGGGTCAACCAATCTTGATACTTGCCTTTCCCCATGAGTGCTCACCTCCTAGTCCATAAATACACAGGCCACCGTAAACTGGCCCATTGGGAACCCCTTACCGTACACAATGTTCGGACCGTACTTGATATATCCTGAATGGCTCTCGTACAAGTTTCCGGTGTTATCATCCTTGATAACCAAGTGAATTGGTTTCTCTTGCCGGACTACGCTCTTTAGCAACTCATCCGATGGTGTGCCCAGCGGGACCATAATCTGAACCAACTTGTCTACGTAGTTTGACCCAGAGTCAACGACTCTAACAGCCACGTCACTACTGAGGCCGTTTAGTTCTTCATCATTGATCAAAACATGGAAATACTTTGAGTCAAAAATACTAATGAATGTGCCATCACTTAAATTAACTCTTTGTGAGCCCATAGTTATTCCTCCCAAGGAAGCTTGCAGTCAACAGTTTCCCAATCATGAGCATTCCTGTCGTCTTTGCTCAATAAGGATGCCGCATCCTGTATCATCGGTTCCGCAAGATCTTGTTGAAAGTTTATCTTCATCGCCATAGCGGCGGGATGATTATAAGCCCCATCCACAAAATCGCCAGGGTTCCGAAATAACAGCTTGTCAAACCAGTCGCGGCGCCGAATCTTTTTTCCATGAAGTAGTACCGACGTAATGGCGTCCTCAAAGCTCATGTTCTGTGTGGCTGAGCGGCTATCGTTTTCTTGAACCTCTTCACTCAAAACATCTTTCAACCGCGTCAACGCATCGATGGTTCCATCTAGTAAAGTGACGGCTCCTTCGTCGGTTGCCGGAACGCGATTCATGCTGTCGGCGTAATCCTTGGTAATCTTTGCCAGGCCGGCCGCCTTGCGGCCACGGTGATTCAGATACTTGCGATCAACGCTGAGCAACTCTTCGTCTTTAATCATGATTAGTCCACCCGTTCTGCGTTGTAGGATTTGTTTTCAAACTTTTTGTAGGCGTCGAAGTAAATCTTGCTCTTGTCGCCGTCTAAAGTGACTTCGTAGTACATACCGTCGCTGACCGTCGTGCTCAGCAGTGCCTTGGCGTTTTGTAGCGTCTTAGCCAGCCATACCACGTAAACGTCTTTTGGAAAGATGCGTGGGTCCGACAACGGATTGTCAGTGAAGTCCGTCTTATCCATGTGAGCGTTCGTGTAATCGGCCACCAGCTGCTTTGCTTTTGCAATGAACTCTTGATTAGTCATGATCAATAGCCTCCTGTGCTTGCTTACGGTCGCCCCACTTCATTGCACTTTCGTAGTAAACCTTGCCGTCAATGTCGACGAAACGTGCCTCTTCATCGCTATAGCTCTCGGTGTAGATGCAGTCCTTGTTGGTAATCATGCCATCGCTGAGTCCCGCTTCTGGCTTAACCGGAATGTACGCAATCAATTCCCCGTTGGGCTCGCTAACCGTGAAATACTTCGGTAGGTCGTCCCACAGCTTGGCCTTTTCCTTGTCGCTTAGCTTCTTCATGCTTGATTCGCTCCTTCCAGCGTTTGTCGTGCTTAAGGTCGTGTTCCAGCTTCCCCAGGCACTGATTTTCAACGGCGCTGACACAGCCAAATTTGTTGTTGATCATTCTGGCCATGCCGGCCACCCCCTATTTATGTGCTTCTTCGATGCGATGCTGGGCAACGTCAAAGTAGTGTTGGTCCATTTCCATTCCAACGAAGTCCCGGCCTGTCTCCACGCAAGAAACACCCGTGCTACCGGAACCCATGCAGTTATCCAGCACCAGGTCACCGGGGTTCGTGTAGGTCTTAATGAGATAACTCAATAGTTTTACCGGTTTTTGTGTCGGATGGTCCGTTTTCTCTTTTGAATTATTGGCGAC